TAAGCTGGAAGTTAACCGGATAGTGAGCAAAACCGTGATGGGTGCCCAATCGTTGACGACCGGATTAGAACTCATAGATAGTCGTCTTGGCGGGCTGGACACGTCGCGGATCGATGAATGGATACAAATCCTAAGTGCTTCTATTGCTGCACTTAATCGCCTTATCAGTCAATTAAAAGCGAGGAGGGCAATAAATGACAAGTAAGACAGCGGAAAAATACGGCAAGCAGATTGTACGGCACAACCGTGAGCTGCGGTGGGTCAAACTTGGTTTGATGAAAGTGTCGCCCTGCGTTCAGCGAGACCTGAAACAGGGGAGAGTCGATTATCTCGCGTCTGTAATGGATCCGGACAAGCTGGGAAACCCAGAAGTGAGTCACCGGGCCGGTTATTTCTACATCATGGACGGACAGCATCGCGTCGAAGCTCTGAAGAAATGGCTCGGTCCTGGATGGGAAGAACAACATGTTCAATGCTGGGTCGCGGAAGGTTTGACAGAGCAGGACGAGGCGGAAATCTTTCTAAGCCTGAACGACAAGCTTAGCGTCGATGTCTTTCAAAAATTCAAGGTTGCCGTCCGCGCAGGAAGGCAAATTGAAAGCGAAATCGAGGGCATCGTCAAGGTCGAAAGATTGACCATCTCCAAACAGGATACCAAAGGAGCCATAAGAGCCGTGGGCACCCTAGTGAAAGCCTTTAAGCGCGGCGGCGCTGAACCTCTGCGCAGGACCCTGGCTATAATCAGGGATGCTTTCGGAGATGCTGGGTTTGAAGGGATGGTCATCGATGGTCTCAATCTGCTTTGTATTCGTTACAACGGTGTGCTCGATGAAAGGGCCGCAGTTGAATCTCTTCGTAGGGTAAACGGCGGAGTGAAAGGTTTACTCAATATGGCTGAGCAACTTCGAGAGAAGAGTGGAAATCTAAAACCCCATTGCCTTGCGGCTGCAACGATCATGGTACTTAACCGGGATCGTGCTCCAAAGGACAAGTTGCCGAGCTGGTGGAAGGAATAGAGAACAGCCAACCATAGACGGCAGTGACCTGGCGAAGCGTGCCGAATATCTCCGCGCTTTATTCGCGGCATCCGCGGAAGGAAAGCCGCACAAGGAAAGACCATTGAAAAAACTTCCGGACAAGCAGTGGTTCAGGCCGGATGAAGTGGCCGACGCCCTTGAGGAGCCCATCGCGAATGTCTACTACTGGCTGCGGCAGGATCTCATAAAACACATCCACGTCGGAGGGAGGACGAAGATCCCGCGCACAGAGCTGGCGCGCATCTTGAGCCGCGGAACTATACCTATTAGAGCCATTAAACCCCACCATAGCCATTGAAGTGAATCTTATATCCTGCAAAGGGAATTTCTTGACTTCGTTTCCCTCGTGAGCGTCACAATTTCCCCGTAAGGTAACTCACACCCTTGATCGAGCGGCCTGGAGCTCTCAAAGCCAGTGATGTGATGGGCGGAGCTGTGTCCACTGTCATGATGATCGGCGTTGACGGCCGCCCGCACGCCTATCCCGAGTGGCTCTTCGTGCTGTTTTGGAGGACCAATCGCCGCCTCGTCAAATCGGGTGCCGCGCCAATCCTCGAGCGGCCGCACAAGAGTCCGTACCTGAAAATCCTGCCCGTGGCGATCGCGGTCTTGAAGCCTCTCTTTGATCTTCCGGACTACAACCCGCGCCGGCGGCTGCATGCCTTCGATCCTTCGTACTCGAGTGGGAAGGCGAAGCGTTCCGGCCGCAAAGGGCTCGCGGACCTGCTCGCGTGCGGGCTGGACGCGGCGATCGCCAGGCGGGAAGCAGAAGCGGCGGCGGCCGCGATCGACAACACTCCAATGCCAGGCCGGGCATATTCGCGCCTGCTCGCAGATGAGGCGCTCGAGGAGACGCGCCGGACCAGAGGCCGACTGCGACTTACGGAGACTTAGCCTACGCATGACGCAACCCAATGGGGACTTCGGCCCCAGGTTCAAACGGATGGCCGCGCTCCATCGCCGGCAGATTGTCGCCGAGCTGCACCTGAAGCGGATGCCCCAGGCGGAAATGCTCGGATACCTGGAGCGCCATCACGGGATCGTCTGCTCGCGCTTCACCATCTCGAAGGACCTGCGCAAGATCCGGCAAGCCTGGCGCGAATCGATGATCCGCGACTGGGACACCGCCAAAGGCGAAGAACTCGAGCAGCTCTACCTCGCGCGCCGCGAGGCCTGGGCCGCCTACGAGCGTTCGATCGGGAAGCATACGGTCATCACCAAGGAAGGCAACGAGGGCGCCACCAAGAGCGGCAAGAGCACGACCACGCGCAAGAAAGTATCCATCCGCGAGGAAGAGCACGCCGGGAGTCCCGAGTGGATGCGCGTGATCCTGGACATCGAGAAGAAGATCTGCGACCTGCTCGGGCTCGAGGCGCCCACCAAGATGGAACTGATGGGCAGGGACGGAGGCCCGATTGTCACCAAGGATGAATCAGAATTCAACTATGACCGATTCGCTCGCGCCTTCGCAGCCTTTGCCCATGGATTATCTGACCCGAGCGGCGTGGGACCTGGCCGAGCGGACGGTGATCCGCAACCCGTACATCCCGAGCAGCCTCAAACGCGTGGGCTTCCCGTCGCCCAAGCAGGCGCTCTTCCTGACGGTGCCCAGCCTTGAGATCTTCTACGGCGGCGCCGCGCGAGGCGGTAAATCGGTTGCCCTGCTGGCCGGGGCCCTGCAATACGTCGACCGGCCGCGCTATGCCGCGCTCCTGCTCCGCCGCACCTACGCTGACCTGGCCAAGCCCGAGGCCCTCATCGACGTCTCGCACCAGTGGCTTCAGGGAACCGGAGCGCGGTGGATCGGCCAGGAGCATAAGTGGATCTTCCCCGAGACGGGGGCGACGATCAGCTTCGGCTACCTCGACACGGAGAAGGACAAATACCAGTACCAGTCGGCTGCGTACCAGTACATCGGCTTCGACGAGCTCTCGCAGTTCAGCGAGACTCAGTACACGTATCTGTTCTCCCGGCTCACCCGCCTCGCCGACTCGGGCGTTCCGCTGCGCATGCGCGCGGCGAGCAACCCCGGCGGCGTGGGACACGAATGGGTCAAGAGCCGGTTCGTTCGCCCCGTCAGCCGGAATGGGTTCGAGAGGGTTTTCATCCCGGCCCGTCTCGAGGACAACCCGGGCGTCGACCAGGAGGCCTACAGGAAGTCTCTCAGCCAGCTCGACTATGTCACGCGCATGCAGCTTGAGGTCGGCGACTGGGACATCCAACCGGCAGGCAATATGTTCAAGCGGGAATGGTTCGAGATCGTCGAGGCCGCGCCGGCGCAGGCCACAAGGACGCGCGCCTGGGACTTCGCCGCCACAGAAGGCGGCGGCGACTACACCGTCGGCACGCGCATGTCGAGGACGCCCTCGGGCCTCTATTACATCGAGCATGTTCTGCGGGGCCAGTGGTCTCCCCGGGGCGTCGAGAGCGTCGTGCTGCAGACGGCGAAGCAGGACGCGACGGCGGTCCGGATCCGCATGGAGCAGGAGCCGGGCTCGAGCGGCAAGATGGTCGTCGAGAACTGGATCAAGCTCCTCGCCGGCTACGACGTCGGCGCCGTGCCGGCCACGGGCGAGAAGTCTACCCGCTGGCGTCCACTGTCGGCGCAGTGCGAGGCCGGCAACGTCAAGCTCGTGCAGGGGCCTTGGGTCGAACCGTGGCTCCAGGAGATGGAGCGCGTGCCGCAGGAGGGCCAGCATGACGACCAAGCCGACTCGGCCTCGATCGCCTTCAACGAGCTCACCGTGGGGCAGACCAACACGGCGATTCTTGAGTATTACCAGCAGCTGTATGAGGCTCAATTGAATGCCCAGAAATCCTGACATCGTTCGCACGACCGACGTGACCCACCTGGCAGCCTCGCCGTGGTCGCGCCTTGTCGGCGGCGTCCGCGACTTTCTCGCGTATCGCATCATGAGCCCCGAGAAGCGCGAGGCTTTCCAGACCGACTTCATGGGTCCGGGCGAGCCGATCGCCTCACTGAAGCCTGAGGGGGAACCGGCGCGGCGCTGGGACTATCCGCCGGCGGTCAACATCATCTACACGCCGCGCGCCGGCATGACCTCGTTCGATGTCCTGCAGAACCTCGCCTCCTGGGATCCGGTGCGTTACTGCATCGAGGAGAGGAAGAACCGGGTGAAGGCGCGAGATTGGGCGATCGTGCCCTCGCGCAAGACGGAGACGCCGGGCGAGTTCGACGAGGCCGTCCAGCAGCTCACTCAGTATTGGACCTATCCCGATGGCGAGAACACATTCGATCTGTGGGTCTCGCAGCTGCTCGAGGACTCGTTTTTGTACGATGCGGCGACCCTGTTCCGCTGGCCGACGCGCGACGGCAAGGGCGTGGCGCAGCATGTGCCGATCTCCGGGCGGACCGTCAAGCCCCTGCTGGATGCAACGGGCAGGAGGCCGCGTCCGCCGGCGCCGGCCTACCAGCAGATCATCAAGGGCATCCCATACGCCGAGTTCACCTCGGACCAGGTCATCTACGCCGTCCGGAATCCGAGTTGCGACAGCGTCTACGGCATGTCAGAGGTCGAGTGGCTGCTGCTGGACATCAATATCGCCTTGCGGCGCGACACGTTCGACCTGAGCTACTACACACAGGGGAACGCCCCTCACGGTTTCGGAACGACGCCCGAGGGATGGACGCCGGACCAGATCAAGAGCTGGACCACGTACTTCAACAGCGTGCTGACCGGGGATCCGGCGACTAGGTCGCGCATCCAGTGGGTGCCTGCTGGCTTCAGTTTCGAGCGCTGGCTCGAGCGCGAGGAGGACAAGTACGTCAAATTCTCCGAGTTTATCGTGCGCCGCTGCTGCGCCATCTTTCACGTCTCGTCGCAGGCCTACACGGGCCAGGTCAACCGATCGACCGCGGAGACGGCCGACGAAAGCCAGGCCGAGAGCGCCGATGCGCCCCTGATGCAATGGATCGAGACGCTCATCACACGCGAGATCCAGATGGTGCAGGGCTTCCCCGACCTGCAGTTCCAGTTCGTGAGCGAGCGCACGCGGGATGAGCTGAAGGCAGCGCAAAAAGAGGAGATCGAGATTCGCTGTGGCAAGAAGTCCCTCGATGAGGTTCGCACCGCGGGTGGCCTGGAGGAGATCGGCATCCCGCCTTTTGTCATGACCGCCCAGGGCCCCGTGTATCTGCGCGGCCAGAATCCCGAGTACCAAAAGAAGTACGCCGACTTCTTTGCGCAGCTCGACGAAGAGGAGACGGCGAAGGGTCCGCCGCAGCTGAAGCCTTTCGTGGGCCAAGGCGAGGAGGATCAGACCAATGGCGCCACGCCGGCAGAGGGGACGCAAAAACCTGAGGGGCAGAAGCCGGAGGAAAAGCAGGCGGCGATCGAGGAGGAGCTGAGGAAGTGGCGCAAGGTCGCCCTGCGGTGCGCGAAGGAGGGCAGGGCGCAGAAGCGATTCGAGTCCGCGTTGATACCCGAATGCCTTCGGGCGTTCATCGAGTCGCAGCTGCAGAATTCTGCGAATGACGTCGATTCGGTCTTCTCAACCGCGCAGGCGCTGGCAAAGGGGAATGCGCTAAACGGAGAATCGTTTCGCAGCGAAGGCCAGGCGAAACGCGGCTTTGGAGCGTATCCGTGAAGCTTCGGAGAAGAAGATTCAGCGCATCATGCAAAGACTTTTCCGTGCGCAGCGGGACAGGGCGATCGAGACAGTGAGAGAACAGCTCCAGCTGCTGGGGATTGAGGACTGATGGCGATCCGGCTGAAGGACCTCGCATCCACCCACGTACAGGCGATCATCAACGGCATCCGTCTGGATCTGGACACCGGCGAGATGGAAGACGAGTTGGCCGAGGTTTTGGAGGAAACCGTCCGAGAAGCCGGCCGCGCGGCTATGGCGTCGCTCGGGCGCGAGCCCGACGAATTCTCGATCGATGACGAGGCGGCGAGCCGCTTCCTCAGCCGGCGCGTCGGGGACCGCATCGTGCGCGACCTCGACGATTTCAGCAAGGTCCTCACGGCAGGCATCAACGGGCGGACGCGCGCGATCCTCGGCGCGCTATTCGCCAGGGCGATCGAGGAGGACAAGGGCATTTCGGGGATCGTCAAAGCCCTGCGCCTGACGTTCGACGAGATGAGCCTGTGGCGCGCCAACACGATCGCGCGCACGGAAACCTCGATTGCGCTGAACTTCGGGCAGGCCCAAGGCTACCGCCAGGCCGGCTATGAGTACGTGCAGCTCATCGACGGCGACGATCCCGATACGGATCAACCGTGCCGGGACGCGAACGGGATGAGGATTTCGATCGACCTGTACGAGGAGCATCCCGTGCAGCATCCGAACTGCCGGCGCAGCGCTGTCGCAATATCCGCTGAGGAGGCCGAGGAGGAGGGCGTCGACGACGAGCAGTTCCTGGAGCTCGTGGCCCCGGAAGAGGTGTGACGATAGAGCAGGAGCAACGACAGACGGGCCTCATTCACCCGTTGACGGGCGAGTTCATGAAGCCGGCACCGGCCGATCTGTTCGTCGAGGTCGTCGCTGAAAAAGTCACAAACAAGGGCGGCGCCGATCAGGTCACGTTCCTGTGCCCGTTCTGTAAGCGGCGCAACAAGCAGAATATCCGGCGCGCGATCAATTTGTTGAGGCCCAACATCGCGGCTTTCCGGTGCCAGTGTAGCCGCACCATTTACGTGCGCAAGCGCGCGGTGGACGTCGCCAGAGTCAACCTGGCAAGAAGGTAATCTCAGAGAGAATCCATGCCCTACGCAACGCTGGAGGACCTTCCTGCGGCGGTCCGAAAACTGCCCAAGAAGCGACAGCGGCAGTGGAAGAACGTCTTCAACTCGGCTCTCTGGCATTGCACCAAAGAGGGCGGCGATGCGAAGGAGTGCGAGACCAAAGCCTTTAAGCAAGCCTGGTCGGTGGTCGGGAAGAAGGAAAAGATGACCGAGGCTGAAATCGAAAAAATCCTTTCAGAGGAGTCAACCATGGAAACTGAAAAAGCAACCAACGCGGGACAGGTTTTCCTTCAGATCCCGATCACGAAGGTCGACGAGGAGCAGCGCATCGTCGAGGGCGTCGCCACGGCCGAGGTCCTGGACACCCAGGGCGACATCGTGGACTTTCCTGCCGCCGTCGAAGCCTTCAAGTCGTGGGAGGGCAACATCCGCGAACAGCACGACCCGAAGAAGGCCGTGGGCCGCGCCGTCGAATGGAAGCCGCTCGAGGAGGAGAAGGCGATCCGCCTGGCCGCGCGCATCTCCAAGGGCGCGCAGGACACGTGGGAGAAGGTCAAGGACAAGACCCTGAAGTACTTCTCTATCGCTTCGCCCTTCGGCGGCTTCGAGCGCAAGCCGGAGACGCTCAAAGGTGCGGGAGAAGACGGGTCCGACAAGACCGTGAGCCGGTTGTTCCTGAAGACGCTCAGCGAGGTCTCGCTGGTCGACGTCGGGGCGAATCCGCTCGCGAAGATCGAACTGGTGAAGGCCGACGGCATGAGGACGGACGTTCTCGCCGAGGACGAGCCGCAGGCGCCGGCGCCAGGCGATGACCTTGACAAGGCGAAGAAGGTGAAGGCCGTGATCGGCCGGCTGAAGGGCGAGACCAAGACCACGGTCCAGACCGTCCTCTTCCCCAAAGGCGAATGGACGGAAGCGGACGCCAAAGCGTGGTTGGAAAGCCACGACATGAAGACCGGGATTGACAATCCGGAGAATGGCGAGTACCTGCGGGCCCGGCAGCGCGATCCAGGAGACTTCAAGAAGGGGTCGTTCAGGATCATCGCCTTCGGCAAGGGGGCCAAGAGCATCGACTCGGAGATCGTCAAGTCCCTGGGCTATGACGAGAAGTACTTCCGCTGCGTGAGCAAGCAATCCGCCGAGGCCGCGAAGGAGATTCCCTGGGTGCCGATGGACGATCGGCAGGAGAGCGCCGGCGGCGACATCCAGTACATCCCCCGAACCTTCGGCGACGTCTACGAGTCGGTCGAGCTGCAGGAGGACATGCCCAAGATGATCGAGGTCCTGAGGCGCTGCATGGAGAACATACTGTTTGCCGGCGTTGACAACGCGACGAAGCGGGACCTGATGGTGCAGTGCGTGCAGGAGTTCTTCGAGGAGATCGACGAGGAGATGAGCGAGGAAGGCGAGGCGGGCAAGAGCCTGGCCGACTCGGCGCTGGAGAAGATCGGAGCGCGCCACAGCAAGCAGGACCTCGACGGGATCCAGAAGATCCACGACCATTCGATAACGCTCGGGGCCTCGTGCAAGAGCGCGAAGAGCGCCACTGAGGAGACATCCGAGATCATCGCGAAGATCAAGACCGATTGCGAGGCCGTTCTTGCAGTGGTGGAGAAGGCCGCGAGCGCGATCGGCACTCTGGGCGGGCTGGAGAAGCTGGCGGCCGGCCCAAGCATGGAAAAAGTCGCAGAGACCGCCAAGGCGGAGGCTGCGGCGGTGAAAACCGAGTTGGAAACCAAGCTGGCCGATGAATCGGCAAAAGTCGCAAAGGTCGCAGAGATCACGTCAAAGCACGAAGGCGAAATAGCCAAGGCCAACGAGGCGATAGCAGGCGCAACTAAGCGCCAAGATGAGACGGATAAACGTCTCGAAGCAGTAGAAAAGCAGCCGGCGCTGCCCATTGTGAAACCCGATCCGAAGGTGCTCGAGCTGGCGCGAGGTGCCGCAGCCGGCACGG